ACTCTGCTCACCACTTCACCTTATCGGCCCAAAATGCCGCAGACATCTTACCCTTGCGGATATTCCTAGCATGACGCGCCTTGAACGACTTACGCCGCGCCTTTGCCGCCTCTGACTCACCCTCACTGGGAGAGGAGCCGCTCACACCCTGCTGACCAAAGCGTATGGTCTTTACCTTGTCACCCTCTTTAGCCACAACAACGTGTGATTTGGTGGGATGCTTGGGTGTCCTCTTGGGCTTGTTGTACCCAGACACCCCTATCCTAGTGAGTAGGCTGTCGCTCATGACGAGAGGTAGTCAATCCATTTGCAGCCAATACGTACCTTGCAAGTGCCAGAGCCGAAGTTGCCTGTCTCCACTCCCACTCTATAATTTTGCCGTTCAGCTTCAAAACCATTTGTCTCAGTATCCACCGTGAAAGTATCAACATTCGTCCAGCTGGTGCCGTCAACACCAGACTGCTTTTGTACCGTGACGGTAGTGCCGCCAGCGATCCCAGAGATTGAAAGGTTAAAGTAACCCTGTACCTTGATTGCATCGCTGAATGTGTTTTCAGCGGTAATGCTTTTTGTAACTACACCAGACATGGCTAAGTCTCCGTTATGCTATGTAAGAAAGTTGGAAGTTAATATCAGACGTTCCAGAGGTTAGGTCTGAGATGGTAAGGAAGTCACCGTTACCAGCGGACACAGTTTCGTGGAATCTCACATAATCGGTGTCGTCCAACATGTGCGGAGTAACGTATTCACCAGAAAATGTGCATTGAGTAATACGGGGGGCGGAGCCTGTAAAGACAACACTTCCCGTCAAGCTCGCAGCCTTATACGGCAATCCTGTTATAAAAACATCATTGCCACCAGTTTGGCCTGTGGTGTCGATATTATTGATAACGCCCGTGATCGTTACTCGGTTTCCAATCTTAGTGTAATGACCATAGGCCGACCCGAGAGACGCTTCGTTGCCTCCACTCGATGCGTCTGCCACAACAGGAGTCCACACCCCCTCGTTGTAATCTAATCCGAAAATACCGCCCGGTGTAATTGTGCTCATTTAGACCTCGTAAACAGTTGATTGAATCAAGATGGTAAAGCGGCTTGTACCCTTTCGAGCTTCAACGTAAATCTTTCCGCCAGATGCAGAGTCCGCCGATACCGTCACCTTGTTGTTGTTGCCGGTTGTGCCGCTCAATACCCCAGTAGAAACTTCTAGGTTCCCGCCACCCGAAAGCAACGCGGTACTAGGCACACTTGTGTCGTAGGCCACTGTACCGAATGTTGAAGGCTCGTCGTCATTCATCACCGTAATAATCCCCATCGTGCTAGGCGGGGTAAAGTTGGTAGCCGTGTCATTAGTCAGGTTGAAGTTAAAGTAGTTCCACGCAGTACCATTGTGTGATGCCCCAAAGTCCGTAGGCATGTCCGTAACAGCACCTTCAATCTCGGTAATCACTGACGCATGGGTAGTAATGTTCGATATCTGTGTTCTAGCGGATACGCCTGTAACCGACTTTAGAGGGCGCGTTCCGCCGCTGTAATCAAACGGAGCCGTGGCTGCTAGATAGTTACAGTGAACCTCATTAGCCACACCGCCTGCGAACTCAACGAGTTTGCCTCCCCCTGTGGGGTTATAGATTCTAGGATTTTCCAAAACACCAAAGTCACTGTTACCAAACTTGACTAAAGTGCCTCCAACTTGGCTGAAGTTAGCAGCGATATTTTGAATCTTTGTGCCGACAAAAGCTCCAGCGCCGTCAACCACAATACCGTAATCGCCAGCATCATCTGGATCTTCAAACACGCAGCCGTCAATGGTTGGGCCGGGAGCGGTGCCCGCGTAATTGTACGCATGGATAGGTATGCCGCCAGCGCCAGATCCATACTGACCGCCGGTAACCCTAACCCCTTCTTTTGAGATCAACAGCGCAACACTGTTAGCTTCCACTGATGACATATGGCATTGGTCGAAGTGCCAGAGAGAGCCAGTTGAATTAACTCGCACACCCGTATTAGTAAATCGCCATACACGGCAATGGCGCATGGTCGATAGATACGCGCCCTTTGAGGCGTTAGGCGTTACCTCATCACCAAATAAAACCCCACCATAACCCTCTAACGTACACTCAATCCTAATGTTTTGGAGATATGCAAACGGAGCGTTACCTATGATGATGGCGTACTTGGTAGCGGCCTTATGATTGATCCTGAAGTTTTCCAAGATGCACCGATCAGCGTCACGGGTTGCGCTATCAATCGTGATAGCAACAACATCATTAGTCTCGTTTGCAATGATAGAGCCTTCGGTAGACTCGCCATAAATCCTTATGGTCTGATCGACAGTCAATCCAGCGGTAATCTTGTATGTGCCTGAAGGGAGATATACCGATCCGTTCACAAGCTCCGCTGCGTTAATCGTGTTCTGTAACGCTGTAGTATCATCGGTGGTGCCGTCGCCTTTAGCGCCGAAGTCCGTCACAGACAAAGACTCTTGCAGTTTAGATGAGACCGTTCTGCTAGATGATCCAGTGCCAGTTGCCTGATAGGTAACACTATCTGCATTAGCCGCAGCACCAGAAGATGATGCTATAGCTAGGACGCTACCGTCAGTATCGAAGGATAGATACTTACTAGCTCGATCAGCAGCAGCGGGTAGCTCGACATTAACAGAGTCCAAGTCAGCGACAGGCTTGCGTACCGCTCTTAAATTAGCGGTATCGTTCTGCTGCGAAGCCAACCACAATCTATCGAAGTCCTCATTAACCTCTGCAGCTAGGAAGTCACCCGCGTTCTGGTAGTCGGTCAGACGCTCTAGCGCCATGTCACGATAGACAGTAATAATGTCACCGGCAGTAGCGCCAGAAGTCAGCGTGATGTTCCCTCCGGTATCACTCCCCACACCGGATACAGTGTAGTTAGTTCCCTCTGATAGAGTCGCACCGTTCTGTAGTACAACTAGGTCATTCTTGTTATACACCTCAAACGTGTATGCAAAAATAGTCTGCCCTGCTGTAGCAGTGTATTGGTTACGAGCAGTCGTATTCGTTACCGTCATAAATCACCTATTTCTTCTTCGACTTTATCGAGTCCGTTGCGAATAAATGTCAAGTTTTGTCCGGGCAAGAGCCGCCGAAACGCTCTTGTGTCTGATTCCGTCCAATCATCCTCACCCAACCCTGCGTTTGTCACTCTAGCAACAAGGTCGATTCCTGATCCAAATGTTGGCCCCATGAGGCCATCCGCTATGCTTCTTGAAGCAAATCTGGCTGCGGGTAAATCAGCATTAAGGAGCGGCCTTAATCCAAAGTTATTGGAAGAAACCTTCTCCATTGTATTGTTGATCTCCATTATACCGCCTAATGCGGCCGATCTATCTATTCCTTCAATAATCAATCCGATTGGATCGTCTGTTATCTCCCTCCCCGCATCCTTTTGCTTGAACGCGTAGGACATCATCCCTAGCGTGGTGAGCATCAAGACACCGCCTAACGCATTGTGATCTTGTCCTTGTAGCGCGGCTATCGTCATACGTTGCGTTGATGCAAACATAAACGAGCGGAACTGGAGGATCGTCTTGCCCATTGGTGTAGACATAAACAAAGGCTTCTCTTGCCCCGGAACAACAATTACTCGATCAGATTCTTTCCTAAGTGCAGCGCCCCAAATCTGTTCTAGCTCTGGGTTGTCCCAATTCCTAGCATTGGAAAGCCATACGCCATCTACCTTCTCTGCGTATTTCTTTAACTGCTCACCGATAGCACTAGCGTTGCCGTCATCAATACCTAGTCGGGAGAGCCTCTTGTCGATCTTTCCTTTCAGCAAATCATCAATGACAGAGTTTTGCATAGTCACTACATGGAGTTGCTTGACGGCAGTAGTCCAGTAGTCCATCAGGTTGATTCGACCAAAGTTGTCCGTCAGCGATTGAACCCCGCGCTCAAATGCTGTGCCGCCCTTAGTGTAGTCAGAAATATCAGAGATAATCTGCGACCGACCACCCATCAACGCATCAACGCCTATGCCATATCGCTTACCTTCAGCGGCAGACACTTGGAAGGTTTTAAGATTCTTAGCGAGAGGGGCCAAGCCTTTAGTAAAAGTTTTGCCTATCCCTTCAGCCATAAAGATACGGGCAACATCAGGAACCGATGAGGCAACAACACCGCCCATAAGTCTCAAGTAGTTTAGGTTTCTGGATACCCGCCCCGCTCTATGGGCTAAACTGTTAGGATCTTCCATCGCATACACGCCGCGTATCCGATCCCGCATCCCTGCTATATCTTCAATATCGCTATTCTTAGCCTTCTCTAAAATTGCTTTTTGGTTCTGAGTCTTAGCCTTCTTCATGGCATCGCTATACCACTGCTCAATCTGAGATATTTGCTCTGTAAGCTCGACATCATCAAACTGTCTTTTAAGCTCAATATCTGGGGCTATCTGACGCAGATAGATCCGGCCTAAGTCTTCGATGTTGTTCTCTAGGAAGTCTTCAACCATGTTATCGGGTATCTGAAAAGTCCTAGAGCGGAGAGGGCCGCGCATCGGGGTGCCGTTTAGCTTGTTGTTGCTAGAACCTTCGCCAATCTTCCAATCATAAGGAAGCCTGCCATCTGGAGACCCTTTAATTCTTTGAGCAATCTGACGAGCAATGTCCTCGTACTCCATGTCATCAAGAATCTCTATCTCATCAAGGATGCCCTCACGCCCTTCGCGTTGCGTAAACTCAGGCATCAAGCCCATCTTTTGATCTGCAAAAACGGTATCTTCTAGCTTTGCCGTTCTATTCTTTGCTCCGAACGGGCCGTAGTTGAGCCAACTATTCTGGCCCCTTGTCTCAGTGGTCAAAGCTCTTAGTGCTGGGCCTTTGAATAATTTAGCGTGGGCCTGCCAAGCATTCTCCTCGCCTCTAGCACGAAACCCTGCACCCTCAAGACCGTGACCAAAAGCATCATGCACTGCGCGGAACAAGTCGTTGTTTGTAACAATCTGCTCTTTCCCAGCTTGGTCAACCCAACGCAAACCACTATCTTGCAGCATTATCCGGTTGGGGTCTTTCAGGTCGGCAGCAAAATCCTCAAGGGTGCCATAACCATCATAGGTTCCGTAGACCGCCATCCGCTTGTTATTACGCAGATCACGCATGGCGTTGTATGGGTTGCCATCATAAGGGTCTGTCTTAGAATCAAAGAACGTGAACCTGTAACCGGCCTTGATGAGCGCGTCGTACTGCGCCCTCGTTTGCTCAACTAAATCCCTATAAGCCTCTTGGACTACAGGATCGGCAGGAGCGTCCTCCATATCGTCAAAGGCTTGGGCAATTCTTCTTGCCCTATCTTCGTCTACTC